TCCTTGAAGGCACCGGAGGTGCGCTGTGAGCGCCCCTCGCCCGATCCACCCCAGCCAAGAGCAGATCGAGGAAACCCTGCGGGAGACCCGCGCGATCATGGCGGAGGCTGGCCCCCTTCTGTTCGCGCAAGAAGCCGCCATGGAATGCCGAGTCATTCTTGCGCTTGACGACCAGGTCGCCGACCTCCGCGCCCAACTCGCGGCCCGGAGCGATGAGCGAATCTTTGTGCCAGTTGCTGGCGNNGCGAGCAGTTCGTTCGGATCTGGCTGGGCGATCGGATCCAGCCGTGAGCCTCCACTGCCCCGGCGAACCAGACGCCGCGTCCGGCATGGTGGAGATCGCCCTCGACGACGCGGCCAAGCAGTTCGGGGACTGCGGCGCACAGATCGAATCGCTCCTGATCCTCGTGGTCTACAAGGACGACCAGGGCACGCCTTCGGCATCGTCCCACCACGAGGGCTCCGTCTTCAGCTCGGTGGGATGTGCCCAGGCGTGGCTGACGGACAACACCCACACACGGAGAACCCCATGAGCAGCGACGCCAAGACCGTCATCCTCTCCACCCTGCGGGCGACCGGTGGACCCATCGCGGCAAAGGTCCTCCTGGAAAGTCTCGGGTGGGCGCTGGCCCCGAGCAACGAACCGAAGAGCGAAGCCCTGACGCCTCTTCAGCGCCTGCGCAACGTGATGGCCGACCTGGAATACCTCGACCAGGTGCAGCGCATCGGCGACACCTGGCAAGCCCTGGACCGGTGGGGCAAGCAGATCCCGAAGGCAAAGACCGTTCGGATCGTGGCCACGTGCAGACCATGCCGAACGAATTTTCCATGTCGACCGAGCGCCCCGACCGAGCGCCCCGATGATGCCGCGCGCCGAAAGGCCAGGGAAGAGGCCGCGGCGGCCAAGGAGCGTGCAGGCAAGCGCGTGCGCGGATCGCACGTCTTCCCCGAAGTCATGGCGGAGAACAAAGAGAGCGTGATTCGCATCCTGCTCGAAGGAGGATCAATCCCGGCCGCGGCGAAACACGTCAAATTCTCCGAGTCGACCATTCGCTCGTGGATGTCGAGAGACCAGCAGTTCCGCGATCGCGTGAAGCAGATCTTCAAGGACGCGCCGCGCAGGCCCGGGGCGGCTTCGTCGATGACTCCGGAGATTGAACGTATCGTGCGCGAGAAACTCGCAGCAGGCTGGGGGTTCACCGCGATCTCGTACCTGCTCAAGGTCTCGCCGTCGCTTGCCCGCGGCTATGTCCAGCAGGTCAAGAATCAGACGGGGAGCAACACATCCTCGATCCGAGCGTAGCCCGCAAACTCTGGTCCATGCTGGCGCCAGATCCGGCGCGAGGCGGATACCACCATGTCACGGTCGGCGACGACCTCTTGGATCTTGTGGCTACGGAAGGTGATCCAGCAGAACAGGCCGATGGCCAGCTCGATCTTGTCCTGGTCATCGACAGGTACAGTCCCCCAGTCGTGCATCGCATCGGACATCATGAGGTTGCAAATCCGCGCCGGCCAGAGCTCTGCCGAGCACGCCACATCGTGGAACAGCGCGGCAGGCCATGCCGGACCGTCCTTCTTGACCACGCCCTGGGCAAACCATGGAATCGAGGGCCCGTCAGTTCGGTATCCCTCTGGAAGAGGCACCACGACAGGGGGCACCTCTCTGCACCCCGGCCAGAGGTACCACTGGTCCATCCGAGCGCGGAACGGGTACTGCCCACCGTCCGGCAGCATGTCGACCGGCACAACGCCGTCGCGCAGGGGCGCCGAGAACACTGCCCGATTCATCCGCGCCGCCGCTCTTCGATCTCGACGTCCGGCGACACGGCGCGCCGCACCATGCTCAAGCGAGTCAGCAGGACGCCAGCGGCGACCACCTGTACCAGCCAGCCGGGAACACCAGGGAGCACGGAATGGAGCCACGCCACGACCTCAGCAGGCGCGGCTGGGGCGATGGCCGCAAGTGCGACCAGGATCGCGCACAGCTTCCCCCAGACGCCGCGCCAGACGGCCGCGTGCACGGCGTGCCTCAGCCGCCGCGCCATTCGTTCGCCGCGTCGATGATGGCTCTGGCGACCTTCACGCGCCACTCGTGGGAGCGCATGCGGGATTCGCTGGCCGCGTGAGTGATGAACCCCAACTCCACCAGAACCGCCGGAGCATGCGTTTCTCGCAGCACCCAGAGCGGCCCCTCCTTGTCCGGGTCTCCGTCGGCTAGGTCCATGCGTGCGGTTTCCCCGGGCAGGGCGCGTCCCAGGTGTGCCATCATGAGGGATGCAACCGGGTCCGCCTTGGTCTGCCCTCGCGTGGTCCAGACCTCGAAGCCATGCGCGGAGGGCTTGTGGAATCCGTTGCAGTGGATCGACACGAAAAGGTCGACCTGCGCCGCATTGGCGATGTCGGCACGCTCCTGCAGGCCCACGAACCGATCGGTGTAGCGGGTGCCCATGATGGCCCAGTCATCGGCCAGGGCCATGGTGAGGCAGAGTCCGCCGACAGCGAGGGCCACATCGGATTCCCGCAGGCCGGTGGGGCCCACCGCTCCGGAATCATGCCCTCCGTGCCCGGGATCGATGCAGATCTTCACGGACGCCCCCAGCCCATGAACGTCCCCGCCTGCCACAGGAGTCCGATGATCAGCGCCCCGGGGAGCGCTGCGCCGACGACGCCGGCGGCACCCATGACCATGGCTTCGAAGGCCCTGGTCCCGATGCTTGGAGAGGAGTCCGGGTGCCGATGTTCGCGCACCTCGCGCAACGCGTCACGCGCGTCTTCGTGCGCCTTGTCGGCGACGCGCCGCGCCTCCTCGATCTGGAGCCCCTGCGCCTCCATCCGCTCCTCTCCGCGGGACAGCTGGTCGACGATGCACGGCTTCCCGGGGCGGGAGACGCACATGGTGAAGTACACCTCGCGGAGCATCTCCTCCGAGTTCGAAGGGAACCGGGGGACAGCTCCCGAATCGCTGGGCACCGGAGGCATCAGGACTGCGCCTTGGGTGCCCGGTGGATCCGTCCATTCCAGGAGATGGAGTCGCCTTCGCCAAGACCGTACTTCCGAGCCAGATCCTGGAAGTGATCACTGAAGGCGTCCTTCGCCTTGCGCGAGAGACGCTCCAACTGCTCCATCTGGAGCAGTTCGTCATCGGAGATGCGTTCGGTGGTGGGCTTGATTGCGGAGGTAGGGGTGGACTTGCTCATGATCCGAAGATGGGGCGTCAAGAGCCCCATCTCGCGCGTCCAGAATCAGGCTTTCTCGGCGGCTTCGGCCGCGGCCTTGGCTTCGGCCGCGCGTGCGGCCTTCCGTTCCGCGGCGCGGGCGGTCAGCTTGTCGGCGCGGGCCTGCTGGTCGGCTTCGGAATCCGTCGGGTCGATCCCGCCGCGGTTGTTGGTGAGGTCCAGGACCCACGGCGCGAACAGGTCGTCAACGGTGACGCCGTCCTGTTCGGCCAGGGCCTCGATGGCCTGCTTCTGAAGCATCGAAACGTCGAGGGTGATCTTGGGCATGGTGGTCTCCTGGGTGGTGTGGGTTAGGCCCCGATGAGGCCGTGGGCGGTGAGGTCGTCGATGAGCGCCTTCACGCGCTCGGCAAGCTGTTCCAGGGTGACGGATCCCGTTGCGAAGGTGGTGCGGGTGGGAGTGCCGGTGGCCGCGGCCCAACCGGTCTTTCGTCCGTTTACGACCCGCACGCCGCTGCTGTAGAAGGCCGATGCATCCATGGTCCCCGAGGCGACAAATGTCTGGGCGTACACAATGCGGACGCCGTTGCCGTCCACGACGTTACACAGGATCCCGTCCGCAGTCATGCAGAGCGCATACATGGGGCGCGACGCGAATATCCACGCGGAACCGTCCCACGTTGCGAGCTTGTAATCTTGACCCGCCCACGCTCCTGTGGAGCCGGATCCTGTGAGGTAAGGGACTCCGGTGACCGGGGACCCCGGAGGCGCGCGAAGCGCGTCCTGCACCTGCGTGATCCCGCCAAGCCCGTCAACGCCGATTGTCGCTCGGAAGGTGGCCGCGTCAGCATCGTCCAGGATCGTCTTCGCAAACGCGGAGATCGCGGTGGTCGCGGACTGCGCCCCCGCGGCGCTGGCGGAGACCAGGCGCTCGCCCGTGCCCGCTTGGTCCGTGGAAGACAGCGAGGTCGCGGTGACGGCGCCAGCGGCAGAGATGCGCCGGGCGCCGGAGAGCAGAAGGTCCTTCGTGAGGTTGACGTCCCGCGTGGTCCCTCCGGAACCACCGAGGACGATGGCGGATCCGGCGGCGTTGGGGATTGCCACAGGGACGTCAATGTCGTTCCCCGATGCATCCTGGGCGACGATCTGGTAGTCAGTCGAGACGGCAGACATCCGCGCGCCCCAGCGCGTGACCCCGTCCTCCGTGAGAAATTCGTAGGCGGTGCGGTATCCAGCCGAGCGACGCAACGCTACGGTGGTGTGAGATCCAACAGATCCATCGCCCACGATGACGCGGCGCGTGATGCTCGAAACGCGGGAGTAGGTTAGTCCCGCATCGCTTCGCAGGAGTCCGTTAGCACCGGAGTGGACCATCTGGCCGTCAGCCAATCCACCGTTGACGGTGACGGTGCCCTTGAAGGTGGCGGGCTGGAGTTCGGCGCCTCCAAACTCCATCGAAGTCGCGGATGTACGCGGAATGAAGATCGGGGTGTTGCGCGCCGAGCCGTCGTCATTGCGCATGACCACGGCGAAGCGATCTTCGGAATTTTCCCAGCGCAACGTCGTACGGGTATTCCCGACCGACCGAAAATTGACGGCTGGGTAGCTTGATCCCGAGTAGCCATCCAGGGTGAGGGCGGGAGATGCCGTGTCGGCGGATCCGTCCCCTATGAGGAGTGTTAAGGTCTTCCCGCTGCTCTGCGTGGTCGTCAGGCCTGCATCGTCCACGAGCTGGCCACCCGCGCCGACGCGCACCACGCGCCCCGAGGTCAGCGCCGTGTTGTAAATCGAGGTGGCGTCGAAGCGGCCGGTGTTCGAGATGCGCGACGTTCCAGCAGTCCGGATGTCGCCCGCGCCCACATTGAGATTCCCGGCGCTCAACGTCAGCCCGCCGGTCATGGTGTCGCCGTCCAGGCGTACGGCGCGGCTGGTCCCGTTGACCAGCGCGTCCAGCGCGGACTCGAACCGGTTCAGCTCCGATGCTTCGAGGTAGGGGCCTTCCTGGTAGTCCACCCAGGTCTTGCGCGTGAAGGTGATGGCCATGGGTCAGGCTCCGGAGGGAATGGTGATGGTGACCTGGGAGGCATCCGTCTCAGGCTGAGGCAGATACTGGCTGCTCCCCAGGCTCGGGAATCGCAGTCGAGCCTGGATCCCTGCGGATCCAGGAGGCGGCACCCAGCGGAAGGCCGCAGACGTCACCGCCCCGACCCGGGCGGGCAGGTCGTGCGGCTCTGCCGTGGTGCCGTGGCGCCCGTGGACCAGCTGGTCGGGGAGGTCACTGGTGAGACGGCGGTAGGCGATCAGCTCACCGTCCAACCAGATCAGGGCGCCCGGGAGCGCATCGGCGAACTGCGTGCCCGCCGGCGCGGGGAATGTGCCTCCAGACTCCGACAGGTCGGCAGCTTCGATCCGGTCGAACAGCCCGGCGCGCAGGCCTGGATGCGGTGCGAGATCTGGCCGCACGACGAGATTCCCCGCTGTGGCCATGAGCCAGCCGGTGGAGCTCTTGGTGTAGCACGTCCCCAGGTCTGTCCATGTCGCACCGTTGTCCAGGGACGCCTGCACCCTGCACCCTGGGACGCCATCCGGCCACGACAGCAGGGCCCACACCTCGGGCGTCCCACCGGTCAGGGTCGAGGCCGCGCCGAAGACGATCGGAGCATTCACCGAGGGCGCCACGGTGGTGGGGAACGGCTCCGGATCAGGCGCGGGAAGGGCGCCCTCCGGCACGGTGGAGACGCGGACCGATTCCGCCTCCATCCGGATCCACGATCCGCTCTCCTGGACGCGCATGATGCGCACCGGGCGTGCGGCGATGCGGTTGTCTGGATCGGAGAGCGTCACGATGTCGCCCGGCTCCAGGAGCCTGTAGCGGCCGTCGACCTCGAAGTCGTAGGTCACCAGGTCGCGCACCTCGCGCAGGAGGCGAAGCCACGCCAGGCGCCCCGCCACGGCGGCGGAGGTGATCCATGGCCATGCCTGCGCCTGCGCGCGCGCCTGCCCGAACTGGCCCACGCCAGCGGGGTCCTGCGCCTCAAAGGGGACGTCGTTGTAGTTGCGCGTCCGGTCGCGGTACGTCACGGGCAGGATGTTCCGACGGTCGGTGGTGGCGCGGCGCTTCAGCCGCACAGGCCCACGCAGATGCGCTGGATCGATCTCCATGACCGGCCCTGCGTGCTCGGGAGGCGGGATGTAGCTGTCGACGCCGTTGGTCACCGTGGCCGTCTCGCGCACGGCGATCTTGACCTTCCCCGCAGACACGAACGGGATGGCGTTGCAGGACTCGATGATCTCGCACACCAGAGGCCACGCGGCCGCCTGCTGCACCTGGACCAGGGAGGCGAAGATGCCCGTGGCGCGACAGTAGCTTTCGAAACGGCCCCACGAGTCGGTATCGATGATCGATGCATCCAGCCGCGCCCCCATCGTGCGGTGCGTCAGGAGCATGCGGCAGATGTCCCCTGGCAGCGCGTCGTCCGTCTGCGCCGTGGGAGACACCAGCGCGATGGACTGCTCCCAGGCCGTGTCGCCGTCGAGGTTGGATGCGTCCATGGCCACGATCTGGGAGGCGCTGAGGACCACGGATCCGGTGATCACGTCGTTGCCCCGGGCCGTCTCCGGGTAGTACCGCATCCGCTCCGACATGGAGGCCAGGGCGGCGCCGCTGTAGACGATGACCTGGTCGACGGCCAGGACCGCCACGGCGGGATCCGTATCGCGAGGGACTGGGACCGCCCGCCCGTGCCCGACATGCAGGAGCGTCCCATCCCACCGGAGGGTGATCCAGTGCGGATGGATGGCGCACCAGCGGCGCTCCTCGGTCAGGGTCGTGTCGGCGGGAATGGTGATGCGCTCGGCCGGAGGCGTCCAGGCCGTGCCCCATGCGGTGCCAGACCAGGCGGAGATGCGCCACCGCCACCCGAGGCCGCGCTGGAAGAACCCAGCCCTCCACGCAGTCTCGGGATTGAGCGGGTCGCACCAGGCCAGGGCGTAGGACGATGCGCCCGTGGACACGATGCGCGTGGCGCCGAACTCGATGAAGTCGGAGCCCTCGGAGACGGAGGTGTGGATGGGCGAGAGGTTCGCCTCCACCCAGGTCTGGTCCAGGGCGTTGCCCGTGGTCGTGAAGGCCGCATGCAGGCCTGCATCGTGGTCCCAGCGGATGGCGCCGGACTCGATTCGGACGGAGGCGTGCAGGTAGGAGATCGGGCCGTTGTAGGGGTGCCAGCAGAAGGCGATACGGGCGTGGGACGCATCCACGGCGATGATCGAGGGGGCGATGGAGCGGACGTCAGTCGTGAATTGCCATCCTGATTTTACCGCCACCCCCAGCTCCCGCGAGTACCCCAGACCATCGCCGGTCAGGGTCGCTGGGTAGACCCACGCCGCGCCGCCCACCTTCGCGGCGATCGTGAAACCGCACGAGGCGCCCACGACCGTTTGTCCCGGCACGGTGCGGATCTGGTGGAAGGCGATCCACACCGTTCCGGCCGCCTCGGCCAGGGAGAGGTGGCGGACACCACGCCCCAGCAGTGCGAGTGTCCTGGTCGGGCGCGTGACGGTGCTGTAGCTCCAGGATCCGCCCGCGTCCGTGCTGGTGGCGTGGACCACCTCGACATCGGTGGCGTCCTGCCCCTTCCGGCTCCACGCCACATGGATGGCGCTGGCACTGGACAGGATGCGTGGCTGGACTTCCGCTCCCGAGAGCGGCGCGTAGGCCCCGTGGATGGCTACGGGCGTGGACCACGTCCCGGACGTGCCGCGACGGGTCCACAGGACTGCGCTGGCCGAGAGGTCGTGGTAGATCACGTCCACCACTTGCGTGTCGCCCTGGGTGTGCGTGGCCACATCCATGGCGGTGATCCGGTTGCCCCGGGCCAGCGGGCCGAACATCGGATCGGGGTAGTAGTTGGCCGCCATCTCGCTGGCCGTCCAGTTGGCCGGGGAAGCCCCCTCGGGAGAGGGCACGCCCGGAGAGCGGGAGAAGGCGTTGGCACTGCTCTCGGTCGAGACTTCGAAGGACGCGTCGACAGGGCGCCCATTCTCCAGGGGCCCGACGATGCACGCGATGCCCCGCAGTTCGGAGAACTCCGAGTACATCCCGTAGGACTCCCCGGGGAACACCTGGTCGGACGCTCCGAGGTACGGCACCCACCCGGGCATCGAGGTGATGGCCTGCCCCGAGTCGGCCCGGTACATCTTCCGGATGGCGGTCACGGGCCCCTCGCACAGGGCGTACAGGGCATGCGTGGACGATACGCGGATGACCACCCCGGGCACGCGCTGGGTGCCCTTGACCACGGGGATGGAGACGCCGTAGGACGAGACGATGCGGACCTTTGTCAGGTCAGGGAGACGCGCCTTCTCGGCGACCGGCTGGGCATGCTCTGCGAGGAATTGGCCAGCTCGGCGACGGAGGTCCATGGATTGAAAATGGGGCCGGGCGCCGTAGACCGGTGGCGTCCGGAATGGATGTCAATCGCTCTCGTCGCAGGCTGTGGATTGGTCGCGGAAAACGGAGAGCTTCACGATCTCCAGCCCTCCAATAGCCTCTGCAACCGTCATGCCTTGGTCGTGGTACTTGGTCACCACCGCCTCCAGATCACTCACGAATTGCGCAACAAGCGGTTCACCGTCCATGGCAAGAAGATGGACGATCTACTGGTCCGGTGGCGTCGTCCGGAATGCCGGATGCTTTTCCATGGCTCGGAGGGCGTCTACCCGCAGGTTCATGCCCAGGGCTTCCGAGACTTCCAGTGGATCCGGAATCCGCCGAATCCAGGCTTCCCCAGGACCGGAGGCTCAACCCTGACGGACACGATGTCCTCACGCTCCTGCGCCGTCATGGCGAGGAATTTCCGAGGCGAAACTACCTCGCTCTCGACCATGCGAGCATGGATCGCAGGCCTTGGCATCATCAGCCGCGTCAGGATGTCCATTTGATCCCCTTTTCCTGCTTCACACCATACTTCACACGACCGCCCTGGGGGGTATTCGCCCCCAGGGCGCCCCCTTGCTCACGCTCTCGCGTACTCCCAGATCCGCGCCCCACCCCGGAGGGCCTGCACCCGATGCATCCCGGACAGCACCAGGGCGCGGGAAATCGCCATCTCGACACCTCGTGTGCGCGTCACCCCGGGCAGGGCTTTGGCCAGCACCTCCGTCACGGATGTACGGTCCTTCCCGGCGACGAACGCTAGCACCCGCTCGGCGATCCCCCGGGTGGTCCCCAGGGAACTCAGATCGGGAGGATCCCCCGCGCAGACGGCGGCGATCCGCGTCTCGACCCGGTGGACGCCCTCGCGCAGTCCGGCCAACTGGATCAACAGGTCGCCTAGCTCGCGCATCGAGTCCGGTCCACCCGGGAAGAGGTCCAGAACCATCTGCTGGGACGTCTCCGCCTGCCGGGTGCGGATGGCGAAGTACCGCTGGGCGGCGGCGATCTCGGGCTTCCGGGGATCCCCGTTCATCGCCACCAGGTAGGCGGCGAAGCGGGAGAGGTGGACGTCGGCGGCGAGCTGGAGCTTCCCCTTCCCGCTGGTTGTCTCGATGGACGCGTCGCGGAAGTGCCC